TTGCCACTGCCTGAACCGCTTGACTGTTTTGATTTCTCGTACTGTGCAAGGACTGAATCTAGTGTTGACATCATAACTTAAGTTTTATTTAATTTTTATTAATAACTAAATATAAACCCAAATCATCCGTTTGTCAAATTAAATCCCAAAGTTTCTGTCAGGACCATGTGTAAATGATGTTCTGATATCAGATGGTGAAAAGTTTTGAACATCATCAGAATTTAAAATATATTCGTTTTTACCTGACTTAGCCATATCTTGTTCTTTATCTACAAAAAAATCTGTCAACTTTTGATTGTAAGGTCCTGAGTCTAAACTTCTTAATTCAAGTTTTTCTTGTGGAGTTTTTGGGCGACTTCTTTCGACCGCCGCTTCCAAAGAATTAATTTTATTAACCAAATTATCCATCTCACCTAATTTAGATTCTAATCTTTCTATATGTGCGAATAATTCCTCAAAATAATCATCTTGTTTTTGACTAGCGTCTCTTTGAGTAGTCACTAATTCAGTAATATCCAATTCGTCAGTACCTGATTCATCACCGCCTTCAGTATCTCCTCCATTATCAATCTTTTCTACATCGGGGTCATTCTCAACATCGACAGGTGTTGGTGTTGCACCTGCATCAGGTGCTGGTGGTAATTCACCTGCTGGAGGTGGTGTTCCTAATCCTGTTGGTGGTGCTTCTTCACCCGGAGGTGGGGGTGGTGCATCAGGAGCGTCTTGTTCCATAATATATTTATTGATACTACGGTATCTATTTAATTCTTCTATAATTTTTCTATCTACTGACATATGTTAACCATTTAATAATTGTTTAACACCTCTTGGTGTCTCAACTTGTACTCTTTTATTTGTTGACATCATGTGGTCAACTCTTTCGATTAGACCATCTTTCATTCTAACAGTATAACAATCTCCTGTTTCTAAATCACAAACTTCTTTAAAACCGTTACCCGTCTCTTTTTCTGTATACCTTCCTTTTTTATTAAGGTACGTATCTAATGTATTTTTTATGTCCATAACATTTTTATTATAAATATCATCATTTAGTTAAAATTACCAATTTATTATAATCCATTGTTTTGGGCTAACGTTAACGCATCTCTAATCGCATCAACATATTGATTATACAAATCCCGATTATTATCAACCCAATTAGTATAATTTGCATTTGTTGTTTTAACATTCCATTTTGTATACCAATATTGTAACATAGTTTCGGCATTTCTATTCATACCACCTGAGTGGTCTTTCCATGTTGCTTTTAAAAACGCAAACATATAATTTATATCTTTAAAAACCGCATATGGATATGAAAAACCATCTGAAGCGTTTTGACATAAATATTTATTATCAAGATACACTTTAAGTGATGGTGACCAAGCGTAACTCAGTTTTAATCCACAATAGTTATAATTCCAAGAGGTGAACACATTTCCGCCCTTATAAGAGTCTAAATAAATTGTGACAAAAGAAATTAACCTTGCCATTTCATCATTAGCGGTTCCAGTTATATTAGTTTTTATACCATTGACAAGGTCCGAAACATTAATTGTTGTTACCGTTTGAGTATCAAGTTGTGAGTATGACGTAAACCCACTATATAATTTACCAACACAACTACCCGCATTTGTAACTTCTCTAGGATTTGTTGGATTATTACTATTACTGTTTTGATTTTGTCCTGTAGGGTTTGTATTAATTTGTTGTTTAAGGGTTTCTTTAAGTTGTGATACTAAGGTCTTGGTTAGGGTTTGCATGTAATTATTTAACTTTGGTAAAGCGAATATTTGTTGTCTTATACCTGTAAATGTTGTTTCAAATTTACCAGGAGTTATATTATGTTTTACTTCCATAATATAGTAAGGACCATAAAACATTGGTACATATCTTAAATTAAAATACATTGTTGGTTGTATCATGACATTACCTAAACACTGAACTTTAGATTGATATGACCTTTTTTTGTAAAAATTCCATAATGATACGTTTTGAGTTGCACTGCCTCTACCATTATACTGATTTATCATATTATCCATTTGGTTCAAAGACTCAAATGTTTGTTTTCCCAAATCTTGTGACACATCAAAATGATAAAAAATATTTTGATTTCTAATACCAATATCAACATTAAATCCTACCACTTTATTAGATAATCCCCAATCTGTTTTTCCATCTAATTTATCTAATAGTGGCATATCACTAGCCCTATTTAATTCAAAAGAATCGTTTTTAAATCTAACATTCTCATTTTTATCCATCGCCAAATTACTACTCGGTTCCGCGGCATAAGTACAAACTAATTTTGGTGAAGCATTTCTAGTGTCAACACTTAAAAAAGTACCAAATAAATTATTTCCAAACTCAAGTGTTCCGTCTGATTTAGGTATGCTGTTTTTCTCCACCTCCTGAACATTGTAGTAGTTTATATAAGCAGGATGTTGCATACAAATAAAATGGTGAACATCTAATAATGATTCCACATACGAATATACCGATGAAGAACTTTGACTCATTGATTCTAATAAAACTCTAACTTTATATGGGTCAATATAAACTTGGTCCCCAATATTTCTATTCGCTCTATCTAAGAGTAGAACATCCTCCATAAAAGTTGTTTGAGTATAATCATACCCCGCTATCCAAGTATCATTTAACGCTTTAAATGTTTCCCATAATTCTAATGGTGTCTGTTCTCCTTGTAACGCTTTATCAGTCGTATTATCACTTATCTCTTGTATATCAGGTAATCCTTTTTGGATTTTTAAAAATAAAGAATCAAAAACTAAATTTGTAAATTTTTTATTATTATTTAAATAACCGTTTAATAAATTAGTGAATTTACCTTTATTTAAAGTCGGGTCTAATTTCTTTTGTGTTGCATATATTTTTATTAATGGTGCTAATGTTTTTACCGAATCTGATGTAAACTCAATATTCATATCAATAAAAAAATCCGTAATTGTTGACCCAGTACTCGAATATTTAATTCCAGGTTCTGTTGAGAACCCAACGTATGTTTGTAAATCACTCCATACCTGTGGATTAGAGCTAGTATATGCCGATAACGGATATGTCGTATTCGACGCACTTGGTAAAGAATTACCTATATAAGGATTAAATGTTATTTTATCTTCTATAAAATTAACCGTCGAATAACTATCAAATAATCGTCTATTAAAATTAGATGGGTTACCATATTTTAAAACAACATCAAATTCTAAAAATTTCTGAATTAGACTTACAAAATTTGTTAACTGATTGTTTTGAACATTATTTGTAAATTGGGTTGACTCAGTATCACTAACAGTATTAAAAGATAATAGTTCACCCATTAATATCTGAAAGTTTTTATAAATGTTATTATTATCTACAGGCAATGTATTAATTAAAACTCTTGTTGATATGTTTTGTCCCGCCATTTGAATTTCATAATCATACATAGAATTTGAGAATTTTAAAAACTCATCTTCCATTATATCCATCACCTCTCTATTAAAAACAGAAAAAACTTCTTCTATACTTGTATAGGATTCTAAATTTCCAAGTGAAAAAGATTCTTGTTGTGATTCCCCAAAAAATATAGATTTCATGTAATATGCCGGTGTTGGTATATCTACCTTAGTTGTATCAAAATAACCATAATTAGGTAGTGACCAAAATGCTCTTACAGAACCATTAAAAACCGCAGGATTTGATTTAACATTAAATAACAACTTATCATTATTATCAAAACATTCCGCAAAGGCTTGATTTATATTACTACCAAAAGATGGTACAATAAATTGTTTTTTTAATTTTTTATCGTTAAGAACACAACTCCAAGCTCTAAATCTTAAAGACTCATTAGGTAATGATTTGTTATATCCAAAGTTTTTATTAATCGATGGGGTGTCATTATACATTAATGTAAACCCATCATCAGTATTTAACTTATCTTGTATTCCTGCATCAGTATATCCTGTAAATAAATTATATCCTCTGAAAAATAAATTAAAATCATCAATAACTTTTGGATAAAACCCTGTGTTCATCTCAACAGTTGAGTATATTCCATTTGTGTTTGTTTTTTGTGTATATACATCCTGATTAACCCCATTAATATTTAAATTATAACTCTTGCTAGGATTAGATGTAACTGGGTCAAAATTTTTATTTATATCAAAATTCTTTGTAACATTTTTTAAAATATCATTCCCCGTTTCTATCCAAGTCTTATATCTATGCCAAATACTTCCATATTTTAAAACCCAAGCATACGGTACTTTGTGTATTGCACCAAATTTTTTAAAGGTTGCAAAAATATAATCCATATCAAGCGAATTAGTACCATCATAGGTTTTATACTTTTCTCTTAATGTTGCTAAAGGTAAACTATTTAAAAATAAAAACGCCGAAGAAATATAAGGATGTTTCACATTATTAATTGAGTTCTCAACTCCTTCCTGTATTGCATTTACAAAATATGGGGTATTAAGTAAAGATGTTGTTTGTACACTACTAACATTCCCACTATAGTTCTTATAATAAACACTTCCCTCAGTTGGTAACTGATTTGTTAATCCAGCCTCAGTTGTTCTATTATCATAAAAACTTTTTAATAAAGTTTGACTTGGTTCAGGTTTTGTTATATTGTAAAAATTAAAATTAGTTATTGGTCTTGTCTCTTTTAAACTTGTTTGTGGTGCAAAATTTGCAATCATTTTTTTGTCCTCATTAACTAACAAAGATTTTGTCGTGTTATACATATCTGTACTTGATGAGTTTTTACCGTCAGCCAAATTGGTTCTGAACCAATCGGTTATACCAGTAAAAGGTATTGTATCAGTTATATCGGTAGTATTACTTTTTTGTGTTGTTAAATAATTCATAAGATTATTTAATTGTTGAGGTCTTGGGTTTACTATATTATAATTTGGTGTTGCAACAATACTATCAATAACCGTAAAATTATTATCTACCTCTTGTTGTATATAATTAGTAACAAAAATATCTCTAATGTGTTTCTGCCAACTTTCTCCAACACCACCATTAGAGATGCTAGCCAAAAATGGTTCAAAATTGACAGAATTAAAATCATATTGTTTTAATTTAAAAATTAAATATGGTGAATCATTTGATAAAGCATTTTTAATATTAACAAATTCAGACTCCGCAATTAAATTGGATATCATATTTTCAGTACCATCTCTCATAAATCTTTGGTAATTTGAATACAAGAAAACCCTTTCCCATATTTCATTAAAAAATTTAACTTCAGATTTATTTGAAAAAATCCCGTTACTCGTTGGGAAGTCTAAAGCCGCCAATGATATTTTATTTATAACTTGGGCTGCGTTAGTTGTTGCGTCAGACGTTGTACCAGTATAATTTTTAGTTTTAACTCTACCTTTAATAAACTCCTCCACAAACTGTACTTCGGGCCAAATATCATATCGAAACGCCTTTGTTTTTGAAATAAATTTTGGGTCCCCCGGGTACGCTAATTCATATTTTTCTCCCTTCTCATCATTCGTTTCATTAAAAAATTGAGGCCAAGGATAGATAGGAACTAAATTACCATCACTTTTAGTAACCGATTCTTTTGAGTCAACTGATAATTTTTTATCGTCACCTAATACCGCAGCAACTCTATATTTTTCTTCTCTTTGTGCCCAAGCTAATTCATGTACATCACACATTAATCTTAAAAATCCTTCAGTACTTGCTAGTATTACGGCAATAACATTTTTTAATAATGGTTTAAAACCTAAATATTTACTATCTTCAAGTCTACTTGATAAGATTTCACTTAAAACATTCTCAATTTCAGTTAGTTTAGAGTTTAATATATTTTGTGTATTATCTACTTTTTCTATGAAAGAATTTTTGCCTTCAAAAAAATACCATGTATATACCGCATCGTTATTATTATTAATTATTGTAGAACTAAAATATGTTTTTGATGTTAAAGTAAAATTATCAATCTCATCTGAAGTTGGTTGTTTGCCATATCTTAAGTAAAATGTTTCTTTTACATCAATATCGTTAAATGTGATATTTTGTATAAAATCCTTCTCTATTATTTCCACATCAATAGATGATGTATTACCTTTTCCTTGTATTTTATAACTTCCGTTTTTACCAAAAGTTTTATTATTATTTAATTTTGTATTATACTCGTTTAATTTACTTGCCAATTCTGATTTTGCAGCATCTCTATCACCACCATCAATAATTTCTTTTTTGAAAGTATAAAATTTAATTCCTGTATTTTTTTGGATTATGAAATTTTTATCGTCCAAATATTTTGAAAACCATGACTCTCCTCCTACATTATAAAATACATCTTTTTCATAATCATTTAATAACCCTCGATAGTTATCACCGTCTGTTATTGGTGTCATGTCCGCTTGTGTAAAAGTATTTGAGATGTCTTTTTCTAAATTAGTGAGCCTTGCCACTAAATCCTGTATGGTTATCTCAGGAAAGTTTTGGTCTATTAAACCTTTTGATTTATATTCCGAATAAACTTCATTAATCTTTTGTCTACCTTTAGAAACATTATACTCAACAACACTTCCATTTGTATTTCCAACCGTATTTTGTGAAGATTGATTGCTAGGAGTATTTGTATTTGTTACCTTATATTTTGTTTCGTACATGAAAGGTAATGAATATAGATATTTCACCAACACATTAGTTAAGACATTATATTTGTAAGCCATAAACTTAACGGTAATCTTAAAATTACCACTTGTGGTATCAAATCGAGCATTAAATGTTTGTAAGGCCAATTGATATTTCACCGCTTTACCCAAATACCCCTTAACCGTTAAATAAAATAAAGGATATGGATAATTAAAAAATACCGCATATGGGGAATTCTCACCCTTCTCAAATAATGCTCTACCTCTTATATCCTCCATCTCAACAATAACCTCGGGTAAAAAACTTAAATTAGAATTTATTGAGATTTGAGTAATCCCTAATAATTGAGTGTCTACGTTATTTTTTACTGTTTGAGATATATAAGACTCAGTTGTTTTATCATTTTTAGTTATTGAGTTTTTTTGCTCAACAATTTGATTAACACCTTTCCCATTTATAGTATTTAACCCTGTTATTTCGTCCAAATACTCATCTGTTAAAAATGTTTTTCCGCCAGGTTGCATGAAGTTTAACTGAGCAATAGAAACGGTTTCCGCTTCATAATTACCATTTACTCCAACCGCAAATCTTGTTCTTGGTAACGCAATCGCCTCCAAATTAGCATAATACACTAAATTCTCATGGTGTAGTAATCTTTCTTTTACAACACCCTGACTATCCACAACTTTATTTGGGTCAACTAAAACAACGTTTTGATAGTCAAATTCGACTAATATATTCTCATCGTTATCTACCATAATAGAAAAAATAATTGTTTAATCCCGCTTCGTAGTCTTGTACTGAAGCAACCAAGGGAAAGGGTATAGTTAATAATGCACCATTCGGTATATTCCATTCTAATCCTCCATATTCAGGATTAGCAGTTAAAATTAACCAACCAAAAAATGGTGTACCATAATATTCCTGACTAATTTTATCAAGCCTACTAACACCCAATTTATAAAAATATCTTTTGTCGGAGGCCTTTGATTGCAATTTAACAAATGGTACAACAGTTTGTTCACCATTTATTAAAAAATTATAATACCTATTAAAATATAAATCAGACATTAGTTAAATTTATTTTTACCGTTAAAGGTTATTTTATCAGGATTAGAATTACCGTCTTTATATATATTTTGTAGTCTAGTACTTTGTACTGTGGTTCCTGAAGTATAATCCGAAAAAGTAAATTTCCTTGTTTTTCCTGTAAGTTGTGTAAAACTTTTAGAGTAAGTCACAAACTTATCACTAATTAATTTATCCAAATATTTAACTTCATCATCGTGTTCTTCAGTATAAACAATTTTTCTATTAAACTGAAACTCATCATTAAAAACAGTTATTAATGTTCTTCTATCGTTACCCTTTTCGTTCGCAATATTATCTGTAATAACACTATCTCTAAATGTTGTATAATAATTACTATTTATTATTACCCTACCCATTAAAGTATAAAATCTTTTTTCAGGATTTGTATCTTTTGTAAAATACCCACTTAATGTTTGTATATTATCACTGTCAAATTTATATTCTACTAATTTTTGATTCTTTAACTCATTATAAAAAGAATATAATTGAGTTACACCAGAACTGTAGTCATTAACCAATTCGTTATATGTATCACCGCCCCCTGATTGTACTTCAGTAGTGGCGGTTATATTATAAATTTTTGTTGTTTGGTCAGATTTAATATAACCATCGCTATTAGTTGCAACAAAATCAATCTTACTCATTAATCTAACTAATGATTGTTGGATATCTGTTGTTGTTTGATTTGTTTGACTTAATGCCGTTATAATATCTTTTTGAGCGGTATCTAAAGCCTTTATTAGATTTTGCTTAACTATCTTAATTATCTTTTTATCACTAAAGTCTAATTCATATAACTTATTAATAAATTTAAATCCTATAGAAGTACTACTATTAACTCCATTAATATCACTAACAACTTTATCATAAAGTGATTTAACTCTTTGTTCTACGTTCTCAGGTTTACCATAAATTTTAAGGTCTATTGGTGTTGGTGAACCAAACTCAATCGCCTTACCTGAACTATAATTAACTTCAGTCGTAAATAATTGAGCCAAAGGTAAATTAAAATCATTCGTAATTTGTTTTGTTTTACCTAACACAGTATCCATATATTTTTGCGCATTATCAAAAAATCCATCCATAACTTTTTGGTAACTTGTAGTTCCACTTGTGTTACCACTAGTATCTACTATTTTATTATCAATAACCCCAATTGTATTACCACCTTCATTTTTTATATTATTATTAGTATCATTAATACCAACAACAGGTGAATTATCTAAAATAGCTTTAACTAATGCCTCATCTATTTTTTTATAAGAATCATCAGTCGCATCCGCCCTTTCATCATACATTTCAGTATTAGCATAAAAGTTAAATGATAAAGCATTCTGTAATTTATCAATAGGTGCCTTTAATCCCTCACCTCCAACAAAATTAAAACCCATAGTGACCTTAGCAATCATAGGTTGTACACCAATACCTTCAGGGTTCATATCTAAAACTAATGGGTCGTATTGTATTTGTAGTGATGTTGGTATTATTTTAGAATTGTAAAAATCACCGACTCTAAGAATTAATACCGGTGGTGCCCCAAAATTTGTATTTACTGAACTTGTATATTTAGGTTTTCCATCAGTTCCAATAATAGGTATTGTATCACCAGGTCTCATACATTGTTGTAAAAACGTTAACCTAGAATTTAAACCTTCAGGTGTCATTGAGTGGAAAGCGGGATTAAAATATCTTATTTTTTCCCTCATTGAGTCGTAAAACATTGGATTGGTTTCCTTAATAACCTCAAAATAATCACACTCAGATAACAAATATCTTAATATTTTTTTACTTATTCCATCTCTAATTTTTTGTGTAGTAGTTATTGTTGGTGGTGATGGTTTTGCCGATGTATATCCAGCAGGTGTTTTGTCTCCGGGTTGTGTTTCGGTCGACTTTGTAGTTACTGTTTTCTTTGGTTCTGGTTCTGTAAACACAATACTATCAATTGCAGCTCTTCTACATGCCATCGCTTTAGGAGAATATAATCTTTCATATTCTGTTTGATTTTTTTTATCTTCATCAGTACATGTTTCAGTATTCATAGTTTTTTTAGAACTAATTGGTGTTACTGTTGCATCTTCACCTTCCGCAGTAATTCCCGCAATTTTTAAACTTCCATTATCAAAATATTCTTTTAATGCCGTTTGTTTAAGGTATTTCTGAATAGAATCTATTCTTCTTTGAGATAATTTAACATTATAGGTCCTTGTATTAGGTGCAGACGCACTACCTTTTAATGTTATAGTAACACTTGGTTTTGTAGTACTTCCTTCAGACGCTTGGAAGTTTTTAAAATAATCTTGTATTTTAGGTATTAATTCTAATTTTATTTTTTCGAAGTTAAATTTTATAACTTCTTCAAAAAAAACATTAACCTCTTCTGAGTGTGTTCCCGCTCTTGTGGCATATGTTGATTTTTGTTGTAAATATGTAGTATAGGTCGTAAGATAATCAGTATCAGCAATAGAACCTGTATGTGGTGTTGGAATATCGTTATCAAAATAAAAAGCATACCCTTGATATTGTTTTAAATCAGGTACTTGCACATTAGTCACTTTAACCTCTTCTGTTTTAGTTATTTCTGTAGCGACTTGTACTATTTGTTCTGTAGTTACCCTTGGGTTTGTTATAGTTTGTTGCATGATGAACAATTGGTCTGTAGGTATGGTATTCCATCTTTTAGCCAATTCGTAAATATCATATTTTAAACATCCAGCAAAAAAAGAATCAACAATATCGTTTATTCTTTTAGTACTCGACTCATTTTTTAACTCTTTTTGAGCAATAACATTTAATATCGATGGATGGTCAACAATTATCTTCCAACTTAAACTTCCTGTTCTTTTAGTATTAGAATACGTATATATTGGTTCAGGTCTTCCAAGGAAATTGTTTTCCGAAAAACTTGGAGTCACTGTCTCATTAAATGAAATATCATATGGTGGAAACCACATAACTCTACCCCCGTTTGGTCCTCTTTCACACTCAGGTAAATCATTAACTGTTAGACCTTCTCTGTTTGAAGTTCTCCATGCTAAATTCTCAATTGAGAACATATATTTTTTAACTTGACCGTTAACTATGTTTGTAGAACCAGGATTTTTTGTTGGTGAAATATTAAGATTGTATGTATTGTCTAAAATAGAATATGTGAACTTCCTAATATTACCTTCTGTTTTTTGTAAATCAGCAAATGTATAATACGGAGTATCTTTGGTAAATACTCTACAATATACATTATCAGTAGTATAAGAACCCTTACTTGGATTAGTAAAAGATAATACTTGTGAACCTTTGGTTATTTCTTTATACCCATCATTAAAAACTTTACTTAATTGATTAATTGCATTTCCCACATGAGATAATCTCTTACCTCCTTCAGGAGTAGAATCAATAATTCTCTGAGTATTATCCATTATGGAGCTTTGTTTGAAATCAAATCCTTGACTCAAATAACTCTCCGTTTGTGATTTAACTTGATTGTACTCACTATCAGTAGGTCCTTGGTCTCCTCCAATTTTAGCTTTATATCCCGCATTATTATATTTAGGGGATGTCCAAATTAACCCTCCTGAAATTCCTCCTCCATCTGAATATGATTTACCATCAAAACCAATTTGGAATTTATTTTGTATCGCACCACCTTCATACTCTTTTGATAACTTATCAGGTCCATATACAGGACTATTGGTTTCTTGTCCAAAAGGATTTAAAGGTACTTCTCCTGCCGGAGAGTCAAGTCTACTCGGATTTAATTGTTTACTACCAACATAATATCCTCCCTTTGTTGGTAAATCTAAAAGACTGTTAATAGCACTTCTCGCCAAATTAACCGCTTCACCAACTAATGATTTATTATATTCGGGAGAATATCTATTAAAACCTAAATTATAATATAATTGTGACTTTTGACCACCTCCAGTATTGTTTAAAAAAAGTTGTGATGGTGATGGTTGAGATAAAAATCTCCCCATTGTCTTTCCTAAAAATCCACCTCTTGGGTCTTTACCTCCATCAAATGCACTAGCAATTTGTCCAAACAAATTTAAATTTTGTTCATCAGTTTGAAAATAATCTCCAGGTATTTCTGAACCAGGGTAATTAAATCCCGCTAATCTTGCCGCAAAATCGGTGGCTTTTAATACAATATTTTGAGGTCTTGTAATTACCCAATCTCTCTCAATTAAAGGTATTTTTCCTTGTAGTAATTGTATTGCCTGTACAGGGTCAGAAATGGCGTTAGGTAAATTAACCCTACCAATGGTATTTCTAATTAATTCTCTACCTATTCTGTCCTGAAATTCTTTTCTTAATTTTTTTGCACCTAATTGTGCTATATAAGAATCTTGAGTTAAACTTCCATTATCGCCTGTTGGATTATCTTGTAATAATATTTGATACGGTGTATATGTTGATGGTATAAAATTAAGTGGGTCGGCATATTGTTTAAACGTGGGTACCGATTGTATATTATTAATTGATATTAATTGTATAACATTTTGAGGTGCATACTTGTTTAAAGTAGGTATCTCCATCTCAATTGGTAAACTTCTTTGTGGTAAATTAGCACTAAAATAGTTGTATGGACCAGCATTAGACCTTGTATTAGTCAACCATCTAATACCTATGTTTTTATCATACCCATTGGATGGTCCGTATAAATTTAAAGGATATAATAAATCAGCAAATGGGTCATTAGATATTAGTGTATCAGGAGAGTCAATTACAGATGAGACTGTTTGTACCGTATCATGAACTATCGTAGATACTGATGGTGGTGCATAAACGCCAGGTACAGTGTAGGGTGATAAATTTCTAGCCAATAAAGCATCCCTATATTGTTGTGTAGAAGCAAACGTTAAATAACTCGGCATTTATTATGTTTTATTATAAATAGCTCTTATTTGTTTTTTTTATTAATGTTTTCTGTCTTTTTGTTCTTGCTCAACTTTCTTAACGGCCTCATATATTGCGTTTTGTATTTCCGCCTTTTTAAGGTCTAAAATTTTAGAGTTATCCATTACTGTATTGTGCGAATGGTCATTATAATTAATAGTTATTGGTGTACTATTATTAATAACCGCTTTTTGTGATTGTGTTGATGTAATTACCGCCCTTTGACTTGCAGGTGTAATACCAGAACCAATTACGGGAGAGATTGATGAAACCACTGGTTGTTGATTAGGTGACACCGATGATTGTTGAGTTTGATTTGGTGTTACAGATTGTGTAGATACTTTACGCAAATTACTAAGAGCATTAGTTAATAAAGTAAGACCTTTTGTTGTTGCGTCAGTACCGGCGTCTGTTAATTTTGATAACTGAGTATTTAGTCCCGTCGTATTACCTTGTAATCCAAATTCTAAAGCCCTTTTAATTGTTTCAGATATATCTGATAAATTATTTTGAGCGTCTTTAGAACTTAAAAACCCTGTTTTATCATCTCTTTTTTCTCTATTAACACCTATAATACTCCCTAATCCTTCCGCATAAGGTTCGACTACTTTTTCTTTAGTTGATTTTATGACATTTGAAAGTTTTGTAGATGCCGATGCTCTAGCGGGTAATGCAATTTGTCTGGCCGCCAAAGCATTGTACATACCTCTTAAATAACCATTAGCTTCTCTTTGTAAATCGATAGCACTAAGTGCTGGTTTATTAGCCTCAACTAAACTTGCCCTATCTTTTTCAGATAATTCCGTAACTCTCTTAGTTACTGTTTTATCTTTTTCGTCTTTGAAAGTTACAACATAACTATCTCCGCTCATTTGTGCCATATTGGCAATCATTTTTCTATCAGCATCACTTGCAAAATCAGATGGAAATTTTATTTCTTTTAATTTTTTATCTAAGTCAGAAGAATTTAATGCCATCTTCGCCAACTCATCTGAGGTAATACCCATAACATCAGCAATTTCTCTTAATTGACCCTGTGCTCCTGGTAATATCCTAAAACTTTTACTTTCTTTATCAAAATATGTTAATTGTTTTGATGCTTCTATAATAGATTCTTGTAATTTTTTAGGGTCATTTCTTGCCATATCCATTAACTTATATGGGTCAAGTAAACTTGTTACCTGTACACCAAGTCTTTGGAACCCCGCAGCCATCTCAATAGCCTTTTCGGGTTTAAACAATTGGTCGGCAACACCTAATGTAGTCTTCATATCAATTCTGAGTCCCGCAGCCTCAGCAGCCATTTTAGCCATTCCCTGCACTCCATTCTCAAAATTATAAAGAGCTAATTTATTCATATTAGCGCCAAGTTGTTCGTAAACCGCAGTAGCCGTAACACCAACTTCTCTAGCGGTATTTAAAATACCCGTCATTTCTTTACCTATATTATAAAGTCCATAACCCGCATTTGTAAACATTTTAATCATTTCACCTGTCATCTGAGCGCCACCTTTAGTTCCATCACTCACTAACTGAGCAGATGCAAATAAATCTTTATAGGACTCTTCATTTAATATTGTTTGTGTTTGTAATGATTTGGTTACATTCCTTTGTATGTCCTCAATATCCGACATACTACCTCCAATCTCAGCCATGCTTGATGCAGCACCAGCCATACTATCTTTAATAGCTTGACTAAATGAAGCGGTACCACCAAAACTTGTTGCAAGTTTTACTGCAGTATCCTCCATAGTGCTAAAAGTATTTTTAAAAATTTCTAATCCACCAAAAGGTTTTGTTAAAACATTCTCTAAACCTTTAAGATACTCATCTAAATTAAATTTAGTTTCTTGGGATGCTGCTGGTTGGTCCTTATTATTTTGTAACATATTATTTTATAATAAATACATCACCATTCGTTTTCTTTTGGTGAATTCTCTTTCACAAGTTCATTAATAAGATATTTCCTGAGATATACAGGCATAATAAGAAAGTCTGTATATGAAACATTCATATGTTTTGTACAGATATAATATTCCCATGATTGGGATTCTCGGTAATTAGAAGAAAGGCCGAAAAAACTCCACCCCAAAGGCAATGCTAACATTGACCTCTTTTCCTGACGGGGCGATTACTTGTTGGGTTAAGTCTAATCCTGGTTCATTCTCATCAACGAACCTTCTAATATATTTTGCATCGGCGATTGGTAATGAATCAACATTTTGACTAATTAATTGTCTATCTGTCGAACCATTAAATTCTACAATCATTTTATTTAATTTCCACGTTTGTTTTGGAGCAACTCTACCTGCAGGGTACTTTTCACCCAATTTATCCAACTCATCTTGTTCTCCAAAAGATAATGGTCTTAATTTTACGGTAACTCCTGATTTTGGTAATACTGTAGTAATTGTACCATCCTCATCCGCACTTACTTCAGTTTTCTTAATATATAACTCATCCAAAGAAACCTCAACATCAAAATCTTTTCCCGTTTCAGGGTCAGTTAATTTGAAAGAGTACTCAGAGCCAAATGCGGTGTTCCTTAAAAAAATTAAAATTGCTTGTATATCGCCATTTAACAATTCTTCAGGTCTAATATCAGGTTCGTATATTTTACTCCTTAATAGTGTCATCACGATACCATCTCTATTTGTATCACCAGCCATTAAAAGGTTTTCATCCGCAGCGGTAAGATAACCTACCTTAATTGCCTTTTTCTTTGATTTATAAAATACGCCACCTGAAGGTAATTTAACAACATCATGTGGTAAACTTAAATTTTGTTGTCCATATTGTTTTGAGTCATCCATATAAAAAAATTAACCGTAGAGAGTTTATAGTTTCCCTACGGTTAAATATAGTGTAATTATTTTTTTAGTCAATAAGAATTAGTAAACTAAAATACATCTGTCCATTCTTAATGTTGCTTGGATAGTTGCCAACTTATCATCAGAATATGCAAGTGCTTGGAAATCCACATTGGTTAAGAAAGTTCCTTCTAATATCCATTTTTCTACCACAACACCTGTTGGGTCTAACATCTCCAAATCAACGTTCTTTTTATATCCCGCAGCATAACCCATACGACCTGTTACAGACTCAGCATGTAGACGAACCCATTCCATTAAGGCTTGTGCTGCCGAAGGTCCTATTGGGTCTCTAAACATTACGTTGATTGGGTCCCAGTTAAACCTACCAGCAACGAATGTCGATGTATTTAAGAAAGGAATTTCAACATCTTTAATTTTAATTGCTGGTCTTTTAGTACTTTCAACAAACCATTCGTTAATCCCTAAGGTACTTGGAAATCTTAAAATGAATCGATTCGCTCTTTTGGGTTCGTAGGGAATCGGCATCTTCATGAGTAAATCAGCCATAATATTTGAATTTAAATTTTTTTTTTATTTATGTAATTATAAATATTTCAATATGTAAAATATTTTTATATTTAATTTATTTTTTTAGCCCAAAAAACTCCATCAATAAAATCTGTTGAGAAATTTGACCAATCAATACTATTAACACCTCTATCAACTTCATCTAAATGAATTTTTGTTGATTTATAATCGTCAATATATACTATACCGTTATTAGAAAGTTTATCCCAAAGATTCATAACATCATTTCGTACACCATCATAAGTATGGCAACCGTCAACCTCCACAAAATCAATTAGTTGATTATTTAATGTATTAAAAACTTTAATTGTATCAAATGTACTACCTTCTTCAAGATATAAATTAATAGTATCTTTAAAATGTTCTTTCAAAACTTCAAAATTTGGTTTGACACATTCGTGAATACAAATATCAAAAACGTAAAAATCAACAACTTGATTCTCATATTCTTTATCAGTTTTTTTAATTTCATTAATTGCATTACAAATTAAAAGTGCTGAGTGACCCATATTAAATCCAGTCTCAATAATTGTTTTAGGTTTTAGTTCTTTTATAAGATTAACTAATAATTCCTGTCTTTCAGGAAACATACTTATATTCCCTTCCCAACAACTATTTGACATATTCTCTAATAATTCCATAATTACTAAATTAAAATATTTATCTATTTACTTTGTTTTTTTTATTTTTATTCTTCTACTAGAATCCAGTTCCAGTATATAAATTAATATTCTTTCTTAATTCCTCCTTGTGTAGAATATGTCTTAACTATATTATCATCTTTTTTATCAAAATGTGATTTAATTGCTTCCACATTTTTAATATCATCATCTGAAAAGCCTATAGTTGGTAAAAAGAAATTTTTAACATTATTTTTTATATATGCTTTTTTATTTAATGAATGTGATAATTCTTTAATATAATCAACAAATTCTTCTAACGCCTTTATTTTAGCTTCTTCAGGATTTGATTCTGCACCTTCACCGAAGGATACAGGATAAAATCGACACAAATTGAGATAATCTCTAATTAATTCTAAATCACTTAAATCACCTTCGTCGGTAAAATCTCTATATTTTTTTAGATTTTTAATTAACTCTTCTTTATTTAGTCCATTAAATCCTGATATAATATAGTTATATACCGCCTCTTTTATTGTGTTTGGATTATGTCCTCTAGCTGTGATGATTGAGAATATTGACCCATTATTAATTGCCTCTTTAAAATCTTCCCATGCGGGACCTGTCTTGGCTAACATGGAATCTATAATAAAAAATTTATCACCATCAGTTCTAAAGTTTCTGAATGGATTGTCTCCAAACCCAACTATAGTATCGCCCTTATAATTAAAATTCTCTTTACCTATTCTACTTCTATATTTAGCGAAGTCTTCCGTTGACATCCCAACTTCATCATCTTCCTCATTTTTAAGTACAATTTTTGTTGGCATTGTTACGATATTATCGTCCCAATCAAACGCATAATACTTTAAATCAGGTGTTCCTTCACTACTAATTCCTTCGTTTATTCTTCTTTTCATAAAATAATAAGGATGGGGATTTTATCCCCCATCCATTTAATAAGTATTATATGTTTTCAAAAGATGCACCTGTTGGTGTAATTAAGAATTCGATATCAATAAATTCTAATGCTTTTGTTGGTTTGATATAGATTTTACCTGATAGTGTGTTTCTATCTAAATCTTCAGGTGAAGATGAAACAGTTACACGGAAATCATATAAACCTCTATCTCTTCTAATCGCATCTAAAATTGGATTAACAGCGTCTAAGAAATCTTGTCTTACTTTATCGTCATTTTGTTCAAACAATAATCTAACAGATACTGCAGATATTAACTTACGTGCTTGTAACAACAATCTTCTTACGTTAATTCTATCAAGTGCACTTTCTCTAATTTGTAGAGTTTTGTTACCCCAAATTACAGTACCGACATCTGAGAAGGTTGCTATTGGGTTTAATCTACCAACATAAAGTGTGTCTCTATCTTCTTGAGTTAACTTACGTCTAGCTTTAATAGAGTTAACGAGACCTCTTGTGTAACCCGCTGATGCGAACCAAGGGAAAGCAATATTATCAGTTAACGCCAAGTTTCTTGTAACTTCAGCAGTTGCTGGAATATAAATTTGAGTGTTATTAACCGTATCTCTTGTTAATACCCAAGGATAAAATGTTGCAGTATAGTTAGAGTCAATACCTGTTTGTGCTAAAGCATCTACTGCGTCTTGAGGATAAATTAAATCAACAACGTCACTTAACATAACAACGTCAGGTGTTGTACAGATATATAAAGAATCGGCTCTATTATACTCAATCATATCAATGGCACTTTCTACAAGATTACTATTAGTTACATAATCAATACCTGGAGTTACAAATACATTAATATTAACGGCCTCAGGATTTGAGAATGTTTGTTGACCAAGTAAATAAGCGTAATAGTCGGTATTTGCCCAATCAACTTTATTATCACCAACAGTTATTTGTCTAAATAAACCTGAGCCAGTTGCGTTAGGGTATCTATCACTAATACAAGCTCCTGCCAAGTAACCTGATTTACCTAAAACAAAGTTATCAGTATTTGTTCTATGTTCTCTATAAATGTCCCATCCGTCAAATCCACCTGCAACAAATACTGTGAACTTTCTAGCGTATAATCTATAATATGGGTTAGTTTGACTTGTTGGGTCTTCTCTAAATGGTGCCACACCCACAGCAAACGCTGTTTTTCCTGAAGTCATATAAGAATCGGGAATTGTAACAACAGTTGCTCCTGAATCCATATGGAAACCTTTAGTTAAATAATCCCACTCTTGTAAGTGAGGGTCACACATTGTGTTTAGATTTTGCTTACCAACATATTGGAAGAAATCTAAATCATAACTTGTATCAACACTATTAGATAAACCTAAATAAGTTCTTCTAACATTATCACCAGAACTTGTGATTGGGTCGTCAGTTCCTGTGGAATATCCAAAAGGAGGGTTAAATATAACTTCACCAGGATAATCGTACTTAGTTTTATAAACAGGGAAAGGAGATTTGACACCATCATAAGTTCTAAATCTATAACCTTCAAAACCACAAGGTAATGAATCATGAGGTGCGTCTTCATTAATTTCTAACATAATAAATTTAGACAATAATGCGTATTCACCATCAGAAGTACCCACTCTTTTAGCAACAAAGTTATTTAAACTTGGGTCCATAGAACAGTTAGTAAATTTCTCTAATACTACAGGTGCATCATCGGTATCATAATAATCACGAACAATGATATCAAATGTTTGATTATCAAATGACATATTAATAAATGATATTTTAATTTGGTCGTTAGCACTATTACCATCCGCAATAGATATCACTTTAAACAATCTATAAACTTTTGTACCCCTTAATTCGGATACAACCCATGGAGTTTCAGGTGCTTGGTATTTTTCAGAATAAAACCCAATAGATGATGGGTCTTCAGTTCTCGCCTCAGGTAACTGAATTAATTCTTGTCTTAAACCTCTAATAAAACCTTTTTTGTAAGCCCAATTTAATAAACTTTGGAATCTCTCCTCAACAAATAAAGGAACCTCAGCTCTTGGTTTACCAAAATTATCAACCCCAAATACTTTAGGTAAATAAGTTGTCTCGGATGAGGTAAGAGATGCTTTAAAAACAAATGACTTTCCTTCATCATTAGTTATATTAACCGCAAATACTGAATATGGATTCTTTTTAACAGATTTATAAGAACCACTGAAATCCAAAGTAACGGCACTTAATTGACTAACCTCATACATAGGTCCATCATGTGTTGAGTTATATTGAGAAATACCTCTTGACCTAAGAGTTGCAACTACTAAATTATTGTAGTTACTATAAGAAGTACCCGTATATAAATAAATTTTACCTACAACAGTTCCTGAAAAACAATCAGGTTCTGTAGTTGTAGTCGTAGTTGTTGGTGATGTCGTTGTAGTTGTAGTACATGGGTTAGGAATTGGTGTTGGTGTTGGAGCTGGTGCCGTAGTAGTAATTGTTGTTGATTTAGGTAACATTGTTAAATTATGAACAATAGTCCAAAATGAATAACCTGAGTAACTGTTACCACTAAAGTTTTCAAACAACGCATAATACCAAGGGTCATTCTCAGGTGCTGTGTAATCAGCAGTTCCTGAACAAACACTATTAACACCAAAAACGTTAGTTCCCGCAGTAAAAACAGGTGCTAAAGTATTATAATCACCTTCTTCGATTGTACCATAGTAGTAAATACTTGTGTTGGATAATGAATTATTAGAAAACACATTTAAAAGTTGTTGTTTAATATTTGTTTCTAATGTAGAGGTACCACCATTAAATTGTGTATACGATTCAGTTAAAATATTTTGTATTTCATCAGGGAAATTAGTTAAGAAAGTTATAGAACCATCTTGGTTAGAACATCCTGTAAAATCAACATTAATTGCTATGGTCTGAGCAGTACATGATATATCACAAGTATTTGTAATATAATTTGGTATTGACACACAGATTTCATTTAGTCCAACAGTCGTTGTATCAACATTTGCAATTGTTTGGATAGACCATGAAGGACCCGCATCATAACCTGACAATCCTAATATCCTTGTCATAAACATTTGATTAGATTGTTGTAAATATGATTTTGCAATATAAGCCGCCTCATATTTAGGGATTTGTGTGTTTATAAATTTATCAGGAATTGTTCCTCCAAAATATGTTTGGAACTCATCATAATTTTTTATAAAAATAGGTTCAAACGCTGGACCTTTTAATGATTCTCCTACGATACCTAAAGTAGTCACACCCACACTTTGTGAGACGAAACTTAAATCTCTTTCTGAGGTATACACACCGGGAGATACGAACACTTTACTATTTGTTGCCATTACTCTTAATTTACTTTAATGATTTATTTTATCATAA